GAAGAGGACGTACCAGCACAAGATGCTAGAGGCATTCTTCCTACCAACATATTGACTAACATAGTGATGAAGATAAACCTCAGAGCCTTGAACTCCATGTGTAACAAACGTCTCTGTAAAAGAACGCAAGGTGAATTCCAGAATGTAGTATTCTCTATCAGGGAAGAAGTCTTGAAGGTTCATCCTTGGGCAGAGAAAGTTCTCGTACCATTCTGTGCTGAGTGGGGCACTTGTCAGTATCCTAAGTTTGATCAATGTCCTGTCAGCACTAAGCATCCTGGCTTGAGAGCTAGGTTTACAGGTGGGCATGACAAGGACTCATGGAAAGAGTTTGCTAGAAAAGATATTCAGCCTGACCTTAAAGACTTCAAAGAGGAAAAATAATGAATAGCAATATCAGAATCAAAAGCGTTAAAGAGATGGTGTCGGCACTGAAGCGTGTTCAAGATAGCTCCTTGGCAATAATAAAAATGAAGGCTCCAGCATACGGTATAGAGTGTTGGCAAGAGCTTGGACTGAAAAGTATCTTCTGTGAGATACACCAGAAGTATTCTAGACTGAAGAAGGTTATGTGGGAAGAGTCAGATACTGTCATAAAAGAGGAGAGCCTTCAAGACACTCTTCTTGACCTATCAAACTATGCACTGATGGCATTAATATATATTGGTGCTGGCTTGCCAGAAGAAGATGATGATGACTGGGATGACGATGAAGAGGAAGAAGATGAAGTCCCAGCCTTGGATCCTCCACCCAAGATCAAGAAGAAACCCAAGACGGTGTGTGTGGACTTTGATGGAGTAATATCTGACTACAAGAGTTGGACAGGCTTTGATGAGTTTGATCCCATCAAGGCTGGAGCCATAGAGGGTCTTGTGCGATTGAAGAATCTAGGATTCGTCATAATCATTCATACCTCTAGAGCCAACACACCAGCCTTCAGGGCATACCTCTCAAGAGAGGGTGTGATATATGATCACATAAATTACAATCCATGGAATAAGAAGCTGAATTGTTCTGACATCAAGCCACTGGCTGATTGTTACATAGATGATAGAGCTATTCAGTTCAACGGAGAATGGTCAAAAGAGTTTTTGAAAGAGATTGTAGAGTTTCAGCCATGCTACAGGAGAAAGAAATGACATTACAACAATGGTTCACACTAGGAATGAAGAGAGACTTGCCAGAATTATTAGAGCCAGATATGAGTGGGACACAGCTAGAGATAGGTCAGGGGAACAATCCTATCTGTGGCACGATGCACTTGCCAAGCGATTGGCGTGCTCCTTCTGATATGGACATACTTGACGAGAGCATCTCTGCCATATGGGCTCATCACTTCATGGAACACTTGACTGGCACAGATGCCTTGTCTACTCTTAGGGAAATGGAGAGAGTGTTACTGCCAGGAGGCATGATCAATTTGGTGATACCATATTATTCATCTCAGATGCAACATCAAGACCTTGACCACAAAAGCGAGTGGACAGAAGGCACATTCAAAAATATGTTTGACAATCCTCACTATGATGACAAGGGTGAATGGAAACTCAATGTTCACTTCTGTTGCATAATGGGTATCGTCGAAAAGAACCTATCGCTATTCGTACAACTACAGAAAGACTTAGTATGACTGAAAGAATAATTCACTTCCATAACCATACAGAGTTTAGTTTGTTAGATGGTTATGGGAAGGCTGAGCAATATGCAGAGAGAGCTAAGAAGTTAGGCATGACTCATCTAGGCATAACAGACCATGGCAATGTTGACGGAGTAATTCGTTTTCAGAAAGCTTGTGCTGCTAGTGATATCAAACCTATCATTGGTGTGGAAGCTTACATGGTACTGGATGCCTCAAAGAAAGAGAAAGGTGAGAAGCGTTATCATGTCTGCCTAATGGCTAAGAATATCAAAGGGTGGAATAACATCTTGAGGCTTCTTACTCTAGCCAACACTGAGGGCTTCTTCTATCATCCTAGAATCTCTGCGACAGACTTAGTCAAGTATTGTGATGGGTTAGTTATTACGACAGCTTGTTGTAGTACTTTCTTGATGGCTAAGTGGGGTGAGAAGATATTGAAGAAGCTTCTCGCCAAGATGAATAAGAAAAACCTTATGATAGAGGTCATGCCTCATATGCTTAAAGAGCAGAAAGAGACCAATCATTATGTCACTGGTCTAGCTAAGAAGTACAAATTGAAATTGATAGCTGCCAATGACTGTCACTATCCTACTAAGGAAGGCACCTTGTATCAGGAAGTATTACTGGCTATTCAAAGAAAGGATCACTGGGATAATCCAGACAGGTGGAAGTTTGATGTCACAGACCTATATCTGAAAACTAGAAAAGGAATGTACAAAGCATTCAGAAAGCAAGGTGTGCTTTCTAAGTCTCAGATAATAGAAGCACTGGACAGCACACTATTACTATCGAAGTTAACCAATGACTTCATAGTGCCTAAGATGGATGTCAATCTACCTTCTGTTCCTGGATATGAAGATAGAGATGAGACAGAGTTGATGCAAGAGATAATTGACAAGGGTTTCAAGGAGAGGCTTCTTAGCAATAAGGTTAAGTGCAAAAAGAAAAAGACATACAGGGCTAGATACAAAGAAGAGTTCAAGACTATCTGCGACCTTAACTTTCAGAGATACTTCTTGATTGTGTGGGAGATTATTAACTGGTGCAAAGAGAATGGGGTGATGACTGGTCCTGGTCGTGGCTCTGTTGGCGGTTCATTGGTGGCTTACCTAATGGGAATAACTGATGTGGATCCAATTGAATATGATCTGGTATTTTCTAGGTTCATATCTCCAGCTCGTATTGACTTGCCAGATATTGATATGGACTTTGAAGATCGTAAGCGTGACCTGATAAGGAAACACTTGCAAGAAGCATATGGCAAAGATCATGTAGCAGGTCTATCTACTTTCGGAACGATGAAAGGCAGAAGCGCATTGCGTGATGTTGCCAGAGTATTCCAAGTGCCACCCAAGGATATTGACCCAGCGGCAAAGTCTATCGTTGTCAGGTCTGGTGGAGACTTTCGATCAGACTTCTGTATTGCTGACGCCTTTGATACTTTTGAAGACGGCATCAAATTCAAGAAGAACTATCCAAAGGTGACAAAAATAGCTATAGCAATGGAAGGTCAGATCAGAAGTTCTGGTCAACATGCTGCTGCCATGTGCGTCTCTAAAGATAACTTGAAGAAGGGCAAGCGTTGTAATCTTTCTATCAGGTCAGGCAATCTAGTAGCCAACTGGGACAAGCACGACTCAGAGTATGTCGGCTTGATGAAGTTAGATGTACTTGGACTATCAGCTCTGTCTGTACTTTCAGAAGCTAGAAAGATGATCAAAGAGAATCATGATGTTGACATAGTCTATCCAGAAATACCAATGGATGACAAGAAGACTCTGAAGGCAACAAACAAAGGACTGACAGTAGGAGCTTTCCAGATAGGCTCTCCTGGCTTGAGGAGGTACTGTAGAGAGCTTGGCATAGAGAAGTTCACAGATATAGTTGATGCGACCTCTCTGTGGCGTCCTGGGACACTTAGATCAGGCATGACTATGGAGTATCGTCTAAGGAAGAACAACGAGTCAAAATGGGAAAGCCTCCATCCGCTTATTGATGAGCTGACCAAGGATACATATGGCATTATACTCTACCAAGAGCAAGTGATGAAGTTCATGTATGACTTGGCTGGACTACCTTGGAAGACTTGTGACTTGATTAGAAAGGTGATATCGAAAAGTCAAGGTGATGAACTCTTCCAGTCATTCAAGAAGAAGTTTGTGAAGGGCTGCAAGAAGCAGAAGACCTTGCCGAAGAAAGTGGCTGAGAAGGTTTGGGATGAGCTGAGCACGTTTGGTTGCCTCACTGGTGACACTACGATATACAGGTGCTCAAGTAATCAGCATGCCAAGAGAGAGCTGAGCATAGAGCAAGCATATACCTACCAAATCACCGACAACTTTAAGCGTAGAGGCTTGAAGGTTCTTTCTATGGATGCCGATAACCAAGTGAGATATAACACCATCAAAAGAATAGTAAGGACTGGCAAGAAAGAGGTGTTCAGAATAAGGACATCAGGAGGGAAGTGCATAAAGGCTTCTGCTCGTCATAAGTTCTTGGTCAATGATAAGTGGCAAGAGGTTCAAGACTTCACTATCGGTGATCTGATAAGGACAACTGATCGCAAGGCAACTCCTCAGGACCATACAGTCACGGGCACAGGTAGTGGTGCACACAACCATGATGGTAGCCAGTACACAAAAGAGCTAGAGGCTAGACGCCAGAGGCTTTTGAGTAGGCACAAAGGTCGCTGCCAGCTGTGTGACAGCAAGCACACCGTAGAAATGCACCACATGGATGGCGATCACAGAAATAACTCTGCGAAGAATACAAGGATACTCTGCAGGAAGTGTCACCATTCAGCCAAGTACCATCTGGGTGAGAAATTCAGAAGGTTCAAGAAAGGATATGACACCTTCAATCAAAGAATAACATCCATCGTGAGTGTTGGCATCAGAGAGACGTATGACATTGAGATGGTTGATGAGCCTAGAAACTTCATAGCAGATGACTTCGTCAGTCATAATAGTTATGGCTTCAACAAAGCTCACGCTGTTGAGTACTCCTTGATCACTTATTGGGATATGTATTTGAAGACTTACTATCCTGCAGAGTTCATGGCGTGTTCACTTACCTTCTCTGGTCAAGATCACAAAGAAGACCTAGTGAGGGAATGTAGACGGTTGGACTTGACGATCAGCTTACCGAAGGCTGGCTTGTCACATGCAACTAATTGGCTGGCTAAAGATGGGAAGCTGTTGGCTCCATTCTCTGAGGTAAAAGGTATTGGTGGAAAGACTGCCGTCAATATATCTCTACTTGAGCACAATTCTGAAGGCTTCATAAAGACTGACAAGATCAGAATGCCCAATAAGAGTGTACTGGAAACTCTTAGCAAGATAAAAGCCTTCACCGATGAAGACCTATCTGAGAAAGAGTTGGTGAAGCTTAGAGGTATGTTCGCATTCAATACGTCTTCTGATCCATTAGGTGACATGAGAGGTATCTACACACTTCTCAACAAGAGGCACAAAGAGGATGCTGAGGATATTAAGCATACAGACTTCGATAAAACTACTGACCAAGATAAGTGTAAAATCTATATGGTCAAGTTTGATGACTTGAAGTTTGGATATCGAAAAAGCATCCTGAAAGCCAAGCAGTCTAGTAAAGGTGGTGCGTCCACTCTAGGCTTCAAGGGAGAGATGGGTGGTGCTTATGGCTTCATTGAAGATGCCTCTGATCATTGCATGTCTGTCTTCTCTGGTCCTGCCTATCAAGAAAGGAAAGACCAAGTTGAACATTGTGAAGGTACTTGGATTGTCATCAAGGCTTGTCATCCTAGTAGGACGACAACGCTAATGATCCAAGACATGTTACCTGAAGAAGATATGAGAGAAGGAAAGTTGAAAGGCTTTGACTTCAAGTTCAGATTGGGTAGGAAAATCACTGACAAAGTTAAGGCTAGAGTGAAGAAGCTTAGTAAAAAAATGGCTAGGTGTAATCAGTGCCCATTGCATGAAGAGTGTACTCAGCAGGTGATGCCTGTTGTGGGTAGACGTAATGTGATGGTGATAGGTGAAGTTCCTGGCTTTGATGAAGATCGAAGTGGTGCTAGCCTTTCAAGTAAAGCTGGTGACTTGCTTTGGTCTTATCTGAAGAAGATGAAAGTCAAAAGGACTAGGTGTTATAGTACCAATGTTATCAAATGCTATCCTAGAGAAACTAAGACGCCATCAAAAAGACAGGTAGAGATATGCACAAGGTTCTGGCTGACAGAAGAAGTTAGGATAGTGAAGCCCGTAGTCATATTGGCTTTGGGCAACACTAGCTTGTTGGCTCTGAAGGATCAGGTTGGAGGTATAACGAAAGTAAATGGAACGACAGAGTGGATGCCTGATTGGAATGCATGGGTATGTTGGTGCATCAATCCAGTGTCTGTTCTATATCACAAAGAGAATGAAAAGGACTTCAAGTCTGGCTTGAAGAACTTTAAAAGAACCTGCAGGGAGGTGGGTGCATTATGAACTATGAAGAGTCGATCGTCATAGACAAGATGGCTCTGGATAAGGAGTGGCTTGATCAGCCTAGACGTTTTCTGGAAGTATCCAGAATGTCTGCTGAGGCAAACAAGAGGGTTGACAGATTGGAAGAGAGACTGAAGGTTGTAGAAGCCGACTTGGCTTTGAAGGCTCACAAGGCTCCTGACAAGATCAAGGTGTTCAAGGGCATAAAGCCTACAGCACCTATGATCAAGTCCTATTGTACATCTCACAAGTCTAGAGTGAAAGTTGCTAAGTTACTCAACAAAGCTAGGTATGAAGGTGATCTAGCTAAATCTGCAGTGTTTGCCTTCCAGCAAAGGAAGTCAGCATTGGAAAACTTAACCATGTTGATGAACATGGGTTACTTCTCTCAGCCTAGAGATAAAAATACAGGAAGCAGAAAAGCAAGGGAGGACAGGACAACAGAAGGTGCGACAGATAGAATACGGAACAAACTAAAGAGGAAAAAGTAGCATGGCTAAAAAGAAGAAGAGCAAGTCCTTCAAGGACAGGGTAAGAGATAATGCAGAGAAGAGTGAGTCACGTGGTGGCGGAACTATCACATTGCCCAAGGGCATAGATAGATATACACCCAAAGAGGGTACTGTCAAGTTTGATATTATCCCTTACAAGGTAAAGTCCAAAAGTCACCCAGAGGCAGAGAAAGGTGAGATGTGGTTCAGGCGTCCAATTGGAGTTCACTTCAATATTGGTCCTGAGAAGAAAGCCTTCCTTTGTCCAAGGTTGACGATAGGCAAGAAATGTCCTATCTGTGAAGAGTATCAGCGCATCAAAAGTGACGAGGACATTGATGATGCTGTAGCAGATAGCATCAAGCCTAAAGAGAGGCACATATATAATCTCAAGCTCGCTAAGAGTAAAGAGATTGTTGTGTGGGAAGTCAGCAAGTATTGTTTTGGCAAGCAGCTGGACAAGGAAGTCAAAGAGGGCGACGAAGAGAATGCCGCCTTTGTTGAGACTGGTGCTGATGGTAAATCTCTGAAGGTGAGGTTCAGCGAAGAGTTCATGGGTAAGAATTCATTCCTGAGTGCTGACCGAATAGACTTCGCTGATCGCAAGAAAGCGATTGGTTCAGCTGTACTGAAGGGAGTAGTAGACCTTGACGAGATTCTAGATGTCAAGGATTATGAAGACCTGAAGAAGGAGCTGGACTCAGGCGTTGACTATGAGGACGAGGACGAAGAGGAAGATGAAGATGACGTCGAAGAAACCGATGACGATGATGATGACGATGATGATGAGTCTGAGGATGAAGACGACGACGACGATGATGACGATGATGAAGACGACGAGGAGGATGAGGACGAGGACGACGAAGATGATGATGACGATGATGATGATGAAGAAGAGGATGAAGAAGAGGATGAAGAAGAGGAAGAGCCAGTAAAGAAGAAAAAGAAGACCAAGAAGACCAAGAAGAAGAAGTCCAAAAAGAAATAGTCGCCACGGGAGGGGGAATCAAAACCCCTCCCACCCTTTAAGGAGATGACAATGAACAAGGTAGCAGAGTTCGCAAAACAAGTCAAGAAAGGACAGGACAGAATGGAAAGAACGAAACACAGAAGTAAGCTGACCATATCAACTGGGTCAACATTATTGAATCTAGCATTGTCAGGTAAAGCTAGTGGAGGACCAACGGCTGGTTCCGTCTTCAACATCATAGGAGATAGCCACACAGGTAAGACGCTATTGGCTTTGTCAATAATAGCAGAGGTGTTAGCCCACAAGGTGTTCAAGAATACTGCTAGAGGTATATTGGATGATGTAGAAGCGGCTCTCGCTTTTGATCTCAGGAAGCTCTTTGGCAAGAAGGTGGCAAAGCAACTAGAGCTTCCCTCTGCAGATGAAGATGGCGAGCCTTGCGCCAGCAATACTGTGGAGGACTTCCAGAGCAATGTCCTGAACAACATCCAGAAGGGTAAACCAATAGTGTATGTATTGGATTCACTCGATGCACTTGACTCTGAGGCTGACCAAAAGAAGTATCTAGAGAATGAAGCCCTGAGAGAGAAAGGCAAGCCGACCAAAGGTTCATATGGAATGGCAAAGCCTAAGATGATGAGTGAGATGTTCAGGCGTATTGTTCGCAAGTTGAGAAAGACTAAGAGCCTGTTGGTGGTTATCTCTCAGACAAGAGACAATATTGATCCTATGTCCTTCATCAAGAAGACTAGGTCAGGTGGACGTGCTCTTGAGTTCTATTCCAGCTACATCATCTGGTTAGCTATGGCTGGCAAGATCAAAAAGAAAGATAAGACGATCGGTGCATTCTGCAAAGTGAAAGTATCCAAGACGAAAGCTACAGGCAAGCAAAGAGAAATTCGCATCCCCATATATTATGACTATGGTGTTGATGATATTGGTAGTTGTATTGATTGGCTGGTACTAGAGAAGGTATGGAAGAAGTCAGGCAAGACTAAGATCATTGCCAAGGGCATGAGCATAACTGGCACACGAGAGAAGCTTATCAGATACATCGAGGACAAAGGTCTAGAAGAGAAGTTGAAGGACATCACTGAGAAGGGTTGGAACAGTGTTGAAGATTCTCTCAAGCTAAACCGAAAGAGCAAATATGAATAAGCCAGTGTTGGTGATAGACTGTAACTTCGTTTGCCATCAGTTAAGGTTCAGCATGAAGAATCTATCCAAGGGTGACATAGGTACTGGCATCCTGTTTGGATTCTTCAGCCGTCTTCTCTGGCTGATGGATGAGTTCAGCACGAGCAAGGTTATCATGTGTTGGGATTCTAGGAAGTCTTTGCGCAAAAAGATATTCCCATATTACAAATTCGGTAGACGAAGAGGCATGACAGATAAGGAGAGAGAGATACTTGATGAGGCTCTCTCTCAGTTCAATGCCTTGAGGAATAGAATACTAACCAAGGTAGGATTCAACAATGTCTATCACCAGACTGGATATGAAGGTGATGATGTAATGGCTAGTGCAGTTAGGACTCTAGAGAAAAACAAACAGCATGTCATAATGGTAACAGCTGATGGAGACTTGCAACAGCTACTCTCTAAGAGAGTGGACATGTATGGTACGAAATATATCACAGCCAAATACTTCGAAAAGAAATATGGCATTGAACCTGCCTTGTTCTGGAAGGTCAAAGCTATCTCTGGCTGCAGGACAGATACTGTTCCTGCCATCACAGGTAGAGTTGGAGACTCTACTGCCATAAAGTTTCTGACAGGTGAATTGAAATCATCTACAGATACTTATCAGAGAATCAGAAAGGCATATGAAGAGGGTACTGACCTGAAAAGAAATATCAGATTGGTGAAGCTTCCCTTTGAAGGAACTAGACCTATTGGATTAGTGAAAGATGAAGTGACTATCAAAAAGCTCAAGGCATTCTTCAATGAGTATGATATGTGGTCAATGCTGAGCAAGAAGCAAATGAAAAGGTGGAGAAGATATTATGGCTGAGATGATTAGAACTAAATTCAGAGATGAGCCTATGGTGGTAGGTACTGATCCTGGAGTAGGTGGTGCCACTGTTGGGCTGTCTTTGGATAAGAAAGTAAGGTTCATAGTCAAGCACAATGACTTTGTGAAAGTGGCAAAGATAGTTAGAGCCAACAGAAAGAATATCGTGTCAGCCTATCTGGAGAAGGTTCACTCAATGCCACTACAAGGCGTTGTGTCCTCTTTCACCTTTGGGACTTCATTTGGAATATCCATTGGCATACTTCTTACCATAGGGAGAAAGCCTGAGATGTTCCAGCCAACCTTCTGGCAGAAAGCTATGAAATGTATGACTGGGGGTAATAAGGATATAGCAAAGAAGAGAGCACAAGAATTGTTCCCTGAAATCAAAGTCACCCTAATCAATGCAGATGCACTTTTAATAGCTGAGCTGGGACGCAGACTTGTGCTGGGTGAATAAACCCGTAGGTGGTGTGCTAGGCATGTGCAATAGCTAGATAATAACTATAACAAGGAGAGATAATATGAAATTGCCATGGGTGAGTAGAAAGAAATATGATGAAGTTGTGGACAGCCATAATGTTGCAGTCCGTCTGGGTAAGGCAGCAGAGTCAGAAAGAGACCATGCTCAACTGAAGTATTCAACATTGAAGAGGAGGATCGGAATGTTGCTTGAGGTACTTCCTGCTTGTGGCGATGAGATGATCCAAGTCACACTTATGGTCTCTACGAGAGAGCTTGCCAGAGAAAGATATCCCACACAAATTATAGAGCTAACAGCCAGGAAACTTGTCGATTACATAACAGATGAATTAATGAAAAGAAGGACAGAAGGTAAAATATGAGACTTCCATGGACAATAGATACATTTCCGAAAGACAAGCCGATGTACATCAGGATGAAAGGCAATCCAAATGCAGGCGCAAGTCTGATAGTTACTATTCATCCTTTTGGTGTGAATGTAAATCTAGTTGACAAGAAAGGCAAGATCACTGTGCAGGGATATTCTTGGAAGGACATCTCAACTATGTGTGAGCAGTGGAATGGTCAGCCTTGTGGGGTGAGACAATGATTATACGAGCAGAGTTCAGATTTGTAGAGGTATATCCAAAATGCTAACTGAAATCCTATTGCAGAATATCCAAGCCCACAAGAAGACTAAGCTTGCATTCAGCAAAGGCATTAATGTAATTGTTGGCTCATCTGACAAAGGTAAGACGGCTATCTTAAGAGGCTTGCGCTGGTGTATAAGTAATGTGCCAGCTGGTGACAAGATAAGATCACGCTGGGGTGGACGTGCTTTAGTTAGGGTAAAAACTTCTGAAGGCAATACGATAGTTCGCTCACGCAAAGGCAAGACTAATAAGTACAAGATCAACAAAACCCTGCTCAAAGCCTTTGGTCAGAGTGTACCTGTAGAAGTATCTGAGGCTATCAACCTAGCCAAGATCAATATGCAAACTCAACATGCTAGTCCTTACTTGCTTTCATTGCCGGCTAGTCAAGTTGCCAAAGAGCTAAATGACATAGTGAATATTGAAGAGCTTGACTTAGCTCTTTCCAATATTGACAAGATGTGCAGAGCCTCTAAGCACAAGAGTGATGAACTAGAAGGACAACTGAAGGAGCGCAGAGAGACTAAAAAAGAGTATGCCTATTTGAAAGACCTCAAAACTCCTATGGCAGAGCTGTTGATAGACAAAGATGAATTGGAAATGCTGGAGGCATCTGTAGAGACTCTCAGCGAGCTAATGTCAGATAGTGAAGGCATAACAGAAGAGCTTAGTGAGCTTATTGAATATCCAGAGTGGGATATAGATGGCGACATCGCTAAGTTAGAAGCTATGGATGAAGAAGTAGATGACCTTGAAAGCTTGATAGGAAATATAGAAGGCAACAGAGAGTCTATCAAGGTAGCAAAGGGTATGCTGAGAAGTTCAGAGGAACACTTGAAAGAAATAATGCCAGAGGTTTGCCCTCTGTGTAAACAGGAGATAAAATGAGTGAGAAATACTTGCGTCTAGGAACAGCACGTTGCCCTGCCTGCCACTTGGCGGCTAGTCCAGATTTAGATGGGTGGTCAAAGTGTAGCTCATGCAGAACAAGCGGTAAACGAAAGAAACGCAAGCTAACGACAGAGGGAGTGATAAATAAATGAGTGCGGTGAGCCTTACGAGTTTAGTTCTGAGGATATACATGGAGAGTTTGACGGTGAAGAGCTT